GGCATCTAAGGAGGAAATAAAAATTTGAAGTTGTCTAATAAAATGTGGGTTCAAACAAGACCAAACATCTCGTCAATTTCTTCTTCGTCGTGATTCGTGAAATATCCTTGTGTAGTTACCATATGTGATATGCTTCTGTAATTTTCATGTCATTCACCTCTTACATATTTTGATTTGGCATTGGTCTTTCTCGCTTTGACTTTTTCAAGACTTTTTCCGTTTCTTTCTGTCGCAATACCAGTACGCCTTAATCCAATTTCGTAGTATTCCTTATTCAAATCAATTCCAACACCAACACGCCCCAAGCGCACTGCCATAGCAGATGTTGTGAAAGAACCTGAAAACGGATCAAGAACTACATCTCCCGGATTAGAGGAAGCTTTGACGATGCGTTCAAGTAACGCTTCTGGTTTTTGTGTTGGATGATTCTCATATTCATCCATCTTGAATCTTACACGACTGAAATTCCAAACATTTCCCGGAACTTTTTCTGTACTATACGGCTGCGGTGGATTTTTCCTATAATCTATTAGTTTCCTCTTTGCACCCGTCTTTGCTTCGACAAGAATATCCTCATGATTGAAAATGTAAGAAGCCTTTTTGTTCTTGTTAATCATTAAGATAGGTTCATAGAGAGAGCCATACATTTTCTTAGACTGAACTCCAGAGCTATCATAGGCCCAAATAATTCGACACAACACATTGTATTTTTCAGAAACATATACATCCAAGTAGGACATATGCTGTGTCGCCGTCATAAAATACATAGACCCTGTATCAGAAAGAACTCGCATACATTCATCAATCCATGTTTTACACCATTCTATATAAGCATGCACGCTTTCCCATTTGTCACTATTGTTTCCAAAATCTTTACCTATATTGTACGGAGCATCGGCAAAAATAAGTTGAACGGATTTGTCTTTCATCTTTTTAAGAACAGAAAGACTTTCTCCGAGAATTGCCAGTGAGTTATTACTTCTCATGTTTTCTTCTGTTAATGGTTCAGAAAATAATTTATCAAAATCAAATACTACTTCTGGATATACTTTGGAAGATGCTTCTTCAACCTCTAAAGCATCGTCAAAAGTAAGAACCATTTGTCCATCGCTAATCATACTCATATTAATTACCTTCCCGTGATAATTGCTGATTAAACTCAAGAATATCATCAACCTTACAATCTAAAGTTAAGCATATTTTTTCTATGCTTTCTAACGAAACATATGATGTATAAGACTTCATAAGATTGATTATTTGAGATACTGAAACTGTTGGTTCTGCTTCAATCATATAATGAACATGATCTTTGTCCGTTTCCATTTCTTTTATTTTTATATGATGTTTGTTGCATATTTCATAAGACAATTGTTTTATATCGTCCGAAATATTCTTAGATAATAATTTCTTCCGATACTTGCAAACAAATATTTATGTCTATTCTTACTATTCCATTTATCCATGCAATACTCCGAGCCATTCATCCCACTGGCTTTAGACGGTGGGATTTCTGGCTAAATTCTTTAATTACTCCGATCTATCTGCCTTTAATGCTTATGACGTTGACGATACGTCTGGTGCAAAACTCAACCTCGTGCGGTCAGTTTCACATAATGCGCGAATTTAGATTGTGCTCTAAATCCCATAATGCGCAATATACAAGCACGAAAATCAAAGCGAAACCTGTGCGCACAGACAACGCGATGCAAGAGATGCTTGTGAACTCTTTCCTTGAAAGACCTACCGTGGTACGCTTGCAGCAGAGGCGTGGTAGGTACATTGGTGCGGACTCCGAGGAATGACCTCAGACCATTTACTAAGCGCATTGTCTATAGCTACGCTGTTCAACTTACACCTACAAGGCTATCCGCATATGGGCGGCACAATTACTGACTGCCGCCTTGTCAGTGTCGGTTCTCCCGTCAGGAGGAGTGGTGCGGATTACAACATCGTTGCAGTTGCTCTCCACATCGCCCCTTTTCGGGGCGTACCTCTACATTTTACTTGCGGAGCTGCGCAAGAACTTATTTGAAGCCAGCTATTGCCAGCCTTAAAAGTCAAATCTTATCCTTCTTTATCTGGAACGGTATAACTGTACCCTTGATAGGATAGTCGACCGCACTCTTTGCATCATACTCTATAAAGTATGTGCCTTCGGGGAATGCTTCTTCCGTCTTAAACACCACAGGCTCACCAATGATTTCGCCAGTGCTGAATATCGACACGAGCATATTGCCGTCGTTCATCTGGGCTGTCGCAATATCGTTATCCATCAGGTCGGCGCACTCCATGTTGAGATAGAAACTATTTCCATTAATTGTCTTTTCAAACAGTGTTGCAAGAACGCCCTGATAATCCTCATAGTTGATGATAAGGCTAACCATATCATCGTCCATGACGTTAAACAAAACGTCGGTTATGAAGTCCTGATAGGACTCGTATTTCTTATATGATGCGTTTACCATAAAACGCCCTCCTTTAATTCAATTTAATAGTATGCTTAGTAACAAGCCCATTTCCTTCTTCAAATATGAGCATTGTCGCACTTGCATTAGAAGATCTCATAAGACTTGTACTATAATTATCAATACCAATAATACTTCCTACTGATATACCTTCACAGTCAAATCCGTATTCTTCAGCATGATGTTTATGTCCACCTATAAGATAATTCACTCTAAGACCATAAAGCCTTGATAGGTTATCAATAGCAGTCTTGAGAGACTTTACTTCTCCGTGTATTCCCATAAGATTATATCCAACGATATTAGCGTAGATATAGCCAGTAGGATTCTGAGCAATAGTTACGCAAGGATTATCCTGCAAGCGTGTCTTAATAGTATGAATGATTACCTTGCTAAGGTTTTCTCCCTTAAAGGCATTTTTAGGAGCAGAGCAAAGTCTAAGCTGGTTATGATTACTGTCCTCTACCATCTGTAAATCCACATTTACAAATTTGCTGACTTCATTTATCCAATTAGCCATGAAATCGGCATAGATAAGAGCAGAGTCAATAATGCCCCATCTGAGCTTAAACAAATTGTCAGTTAAGCGCAGAAGTCCATCGTTATCATCTCCAAGTCCAAAGATATGCAGAGATGTTATATTTTCTCTCTCACAAATCTCCTTGACTTTATCTCTTAGATACCACATACGCTGATAGAATATTTCGGGGCTATAAGAATTAAGAATTTCTCCGAATAAGCCCTTAATCTCAAATTCAGTATTAAAATGAGCATCAGCCAAGCAAAGAACTGCACCACGATTATTCTCGGCAATACTTCTCGAAGAAGGAACATCAATAGGTGTAAGATTTGCTATACCATCTGCAATTCTTTCATACACCATTTCTTCTCTGGCATTATCTCTAAGCCAACGATTATATTCCAGTTTGTCAGTCTGCAACTTCTTGCGTTCTTTTTCAAGCTCACGCTTCTGGATTTCAAGTTCCTTGCTAACAGAAACATCATTGCCAACACACTTTTTAATGGCACTATCCATGAGATTCCAATATTCGTAAGCTTTTCTATAGCAAGCCTCAGAATAATCACGATGCAGCCTTTGATTTAATACATTGGCAACTTCCTGCCAACTTCCATACTGCTCTTTTTTAGAACATACTTCCCAAATAACAATGTATTCAGAATCGGTAAACTTCTTCACCTCTTTTTATTCCTCCTTGAATTCAAATTGTGATTTACTGAATCACGATTCACTGAATTTATGCAATCTCAATTGACTCGCCAACTGAGATTGACACCTCCGAGCCGGCAAAATCATCAAGCAGACTTGCCAGTTCTAAAGCCTCGCCATCCTCAATCTCTATGACAACACTATTGCTATCTTTATCTACATTTAGAACACCCTTGATACCAAGCGTGTTCTTGCGTATCACATTTGCTTTCGCCATATTATCTCCTTTTACACTTTTCGCATTTTTCTGAGTCGTGTTTCCCCACGAAATCGCATTTTTCTAAAGGACGGGTGGTGTCTATCCACCAAATCCCTTCACTTGTTTATTCTAACTCGTCTGCCATATTTGATAACCAACCACGATAGTTAGTAGCCAGTTCACATACCGCGCACCTATCATCTTTTGAAAAATGATTGAGGTACTTTACAAAACCACTTCTCTCCGGGTTATGAAAAAGATCACACTGTTTGCTATGACCAATAACTATAACCTTGCAAGAATCGTGCATACGAGTTAGAACCTTCTTTAATTCATCAAAATAATAATTTTGAGCTTCGTCAATTATGACAACCTTGTTCTCAAAATTAGTTCCTCTGAGAAATGTGTGCGTTATTGCCTTTACATAAGCCGTTCCATTTTTCTCGTTCATAATATCATCAAAAGTTGCGGTATTAATATTTACCCCGATCTTTTCAAGAGCTTCATAGAATGGTTCTGCGTAGGGAGAAGATTTTTCTTCTAACGAGCCTTTAAGATAACCTTGTTTCTCCTCCATACAAGGACTGCTAATATAAACTATTCCATCATATCTGCCATACTTGACAAGCAAATCCGCTACTCCTGTTGCGATTGTGGTTTTGCCAGTTCCAGCCTTTGCATTGCAAAAAACAATAGTCTTGTCTGGCGACCATATAGCATTCCTAAATGCCTGTTGCTCATTATCTAATTCCAAACCATAAAACGGGTGATTTTCTAATGTCTCAGGCACATTGCTGTAATCTATAATTTTAGACTTCTTAGTCATACGCTACCTCACTTCTTGCAATCACACTTGTCGTGGTCACACTCACAAGGCATATCTCCCATAAATCCAAACACTTCTGTTATATCAATATCTTCGCCTATAATAGCATCAACAAATCCATTTTCTTTGCCTTCGTCAGCAAACCAATATGTGTCTGCTCTTGCTATACTTGAAAGATAATCCGCTGTAAGTTTTGTCTTATTTGCAATGAGCTTATTTACACGCTCATCAACCTTGTCATAAAACTTAGCCGCGTCTTTTACCTTGCTCGAAACATTACTATCACAAGTCCAACCGTCGTGATATAAGAATGAAGCATTCTTAGTAGCAAGTCTAAAATCACACTGAGTAAAAATGTTAAACGCCATGCTATATGCGTAGCCAATGCAAATTGCAATTACGGGCACACGGCTTGCGTTGATTGCATCACATAAAGCAAGTCCGTCCATAACAGAGCCGCCGCCAGAATTAATAATGAGTATAATCGGTTGCATATCTTCTGGTTCAAGTCCAACATCTACTCCATTTATTTTATATATCTGCATTATTATTGTATGAAGCACATCTGAATTTACTTCACCATCAAGATACATAATGCGATCTTGCATATCTTCAAGGACAAGCTTTTCACCAAGCCCAATATTCATTACAGTCTGAATACCTCCACCTGCTAATTCAGCAAGCATCTCTGGTGTAACTTCTGCATATCCTTCTGGGATTTTCTTCTCTGTAGTTTCCCCTGTTTTTGTTTCAGGTTTCTTCTTAGCCATAAAACAAGTCCTCACTTGAATTGAGTTAGTCATCCGACCACCTTTGTCATGCAAAGGATTTAGACTTCGCCGTATGTGAGTACGACATTCTGCGACTTACGATACTGGTCAAGCAACTCTACAAGATATTTATCCTCACAAAGATAATATTTCTTGCGCTTACTATCCTGTCTCATTACACGGGTAATTCCATCAGAGATTCCATGCTGTCTGATGTAAGTTGCTTCTTCTTTGTTAATTTCAATCATGTTTTTCACATCTTTCATGTTTGATATTTGAATACATGAGCAAATGTTCATATATCCATATTCCCCACTATCTGAAAGAGAAAAAACGGCGTAATATCGCCGTTTATCTCATGTTAATTATTTTACTATCGTGCAAATTTACGCTAATTTTTGCTTAAAATAGTCGTAATCAAACAGTTTTACGCAGTTTTCATTGCTCTTTTTTGAGAGTTTATATTGCTCCCCAGAACTACTTCTTATCATTTCGTACAGGTCGGCGTTACCTGTTGCAAACAATGTGTCAAAAATTGTTCTGGCAAATCCTGCATTCTTATCCTTATCAATTTCTCTAAGAAGAAGATACAACTCTACATCGTTCAAATGAATGTTTGCAATATAGTCTACACAGCGACTTCTGATTTCTGCGACTTCTTTGGTTATGAGCTTTTTCTCGTCTTTGGTTTTATCCGTATACCCAATATATGCACTCTGAATACTTCCACGCATAGTCTTAATCTTATTTATAATCTCGTAAACCTTATTGTATAAACGAGAATTTGCTTTACGCCAATCTACGTCCATAGGCTTGATAATCTCACAAAATGGTAGATTTTTTGCTTCAATCTTGTCAGCTCTAAACTTATCAATTGCCTTTTGTAAGTAATCCATAGATGTTTCAAACTGCCTATAATGTTGATTGGGATTGAGCGTATAACCATTTCCGAGGGTGATATTACGAAAAAAAAGCGGCTTAGTAAACCTTTCTTTACCATCAATATCAGTGTAAATGCCATATTTCTCTTTAAGCGTGGCAAGCATTTTTGACGTATCAACATCAAACATCTTTTTGGCACGATCAATTTCCGATCCACTGGCAGCACTAAGTATACAAATATCATCATATAATTCATGTTGATGCCTAATTGCATCTTCATTTGGGACACCCTGCTTAACTTCATTGCAAATGCGTTCCCACATTATTGAATTAAGATACTGCGATTGATTAACAATCTGACCGATTAGATTGACACTTGTATTTATATCAAGCTGCGCTTTTGACTTTGCGTCATAAGTCCACTGAATCTTCTTAGCCTCAATGAAACTCGTAGGCACTCTAAACTTGCCATAATTTTTCTTAGCGGCATTTATAAGAACTTCATTGTCGGTCAAAAGAACCTGATCACTGTCAAAATCTGCGCCTTGAAGTCTCTGCAAGATATTCTCACCAATACTATTTACATGAACAACCTCTTTGCTTGATACAAAATATTTCTCATGCAATGAGCTTGCCACATTTTTTGCTAACAATACATCTCCTGAATTAATATGCGGTGATCTTGTACCAAGAACCATTTTGCCGTACTCGAATCTCTTTGTATGAATATTGCCAACTCCTAAAATGCTTTCACCCTTAAACGTGCCAATAGCAGCTTGCAACATTTCTATGCCATTGCCAATCAACGTTTCATAATTGCCACTAATCCATATATGCCCCTTGCGATATTCTTTTAGCATAGACTTCACAAGCTCCTTGCGGAAGTTGTCATACAGCTTCGTTTCTACAAACTTGCTATTCATACCCATTACCTTCATCACAACCTCGTCACGATTAAGACAAGGCTCATCACTATCGGCTAAAGCATAAGGGTATTTAAGATGATAACGCATTACCGCAGCATCCTTGCGGATGAGATTAAGATAATCAAAGTTAGGCTTTAACAATGCCTGTATATCATCACGGGTGAGTTGCAGAGAATTAAGTAGTTGATAATGACATTGCACCATTCTGCCATCGAGATACTTAGTAGGTCTTTCGTATTTTACTATGCCAAAAGTTGTGTAGAGATTATCCAGCCATTGCTCAATAGTGCCAAACTTTACATACTTAATACTGGACGGAGTGGTAATAAGCTTAATATCTTCTATACACGTTGCTCTGGTATAACCCTTAAGCTGAGATACTTCTGTAATGCCATTATCTCTAAACCAGTCCTGTATTCTCGTCTTAAATGATGCACTCTTAAAGAAACGGTTGCGAAGAAGAAGCATTGTCCTATCTGCGTAATGCTCATCATACATACTTACATCTAATAGGCTTTGCCCATCCCAAATGCTGTTCTTTATCTTGGCTCGTTCCTCTTTAGCAACAAAATCTTCACCTTCGCCATAGACCGCTACAACATCATCTTCAAACTCCGACTCATAGTCATCAATGACAAGTATATTTTCAGGGCGTATCTCAAGAGTGTCAATGCAACTACTGGAAGGTAATGAGATGTAGGCTTCAAATGCGGCAAGGTCAATCTTGTCTCCCTCTTTAATCTTTAAACCACATAATTCCCATTTGTGCATTGCAGGATAAAGGTTCTCATCTATAAAGAGACACTTACCAACACGACTACTTCCCGATGATCTCTTATAACGCACATACTTTATGCCATTACAGATGAATCCATTCTCGTAAAGGTCAAAGCGAAGCTCTCCACGGCTCATAAGCGTTGGTATGCTCTTACCAAGTTTTATCTTGCGGTTTACTTCATCATGCACAAAATACTTCGGCACACCGTCCCATACTACAACTTCATCTTCTGCTACGTCGCCTATCTTAACGCCTATGCAGATTCCGTCTTTATAGAATGTTCTGTCGCCATACTTGCCAATCTCTTTGATGTCTGCCATGCCATATCCGTCACGCACATATATGTCCCCATGACGATTCCACTCTTTATAGGCTAAATCAAAGTCTACGTTAATAACACGCTGAGTAAATTCCTTGCCCAACTCCTTATCAAAGAAGAATGAACTACGATTATGATAATGTTGATAGGCGACTTCACGAAGCTTCATAAGGTCAAGACTAAAGTCGAGCGTATTCTTCCAACGCTTCAAATTAGTATTGGTATGACCAAGAACCGCGCCTTTATCATCCACTATGGGATTAACCAATCTTTTGGCTGCATAAAGGTCTTTTGCCTCACATGAGAGTATATATACCGAATTTGTTTCCAATCTCATTCCTCCTTATCGTTAATTTGTTGCTTTGTCCGCACAAAAATAATAGTGAATCTTAGTACCCCTTGCACATTTCGTGTAATTTCTTCTCAATTCTTTCCAACTCGTCAATATAGTCTCTCACAGTCTGTATCTGACCGTCAGCAATTTTTTCTTTCACCAGTATCTCAGCCAATCTCCGCAGCATTGCAGTCACCGTCTGAAAATACCCAACTTCCTCTCGCTTCTCGACCATTTCGCCTGTTCCTCTGCGAGTCTTGAAATCTTGCTTCTCACGCATAAATGTATGTACCAGAATATACTGATTCTCGTCAATCTCAAATGACCAACCGTCTGTAATTGTTATTTTCATTTTCTCCTCCTTTGATTTTAACGGCAAATCAACGCAAATTTGCCACGCTAATTTTCATAATATAATTTGATTTTATAAAATTTAGAACGCCAAATTACCAATCAAAACGCAATGTTTTTACAGTCTTACATCACCATTCCGTAACATTGCCAGAAACGCTTGCCCCTGAGCTTCTGAAATCTCATGCAGTCCTTGCTTGCCATAATATGCAAGCAAGGCTTCATATGCGTTAATTCCTCTTTCGTCTGTAGAGTACGCCTTAATCTTCAAGGTTGTCTCTGATTCCAATATAATCACTCCTTTCTATCCAGTGTTGTGCTTGCTCATCTGTAACGTTAGTGAGCTTGCAAATTTTTAAATCCTTTAACATCTGTCTTAGGGCAGAACCCTTATTGTCGCCCATAGACAGAACTCGTTTAATCATCTCTAAAGTCATAAACCATATCGCTCCCTCATCGTTATAATAACATTACGAAGCTGATTGTTTTCTATGTTTAACTGTTCATTCTTGTCCTGTAGCAGTTGAACCTTTTCGGTAAGCTGGTTGATTTTTTCTGTACGGGCGTTTCTTTCTGCTTTACGTTTTTCTTTCATGCGCTCTGCATCCTGTGTGCGCTTGCGCCACTCTGCACAAGCAGGACAATATTTGCGTCGCTTATCATAAAATAATTGTCTCTTTTCGTACAGGTCGTTACCACACATTTTACACTTTGGCATAGTGTCCATTTAACCACTCCCCCAGAATTTTTCGACTACGTAATAACCATTTTAACCCCTAAACCCATCGGGGGAGTAGTTATTGTACATCCCGATGGTCACGAATAATAATATCGGGTACTTTATTAATTGGCGACCTACTTCTCTTACCAATCATATCAAGACTCTTTTGGTATTCAGGTCTGAGTCTCGCTCTCTCTATATCAGCAAGTTCTATCATTGACTTTGCTATTGCCGATTTCTTATCGTAGATGAAAAACTGGTATTCAAGAGCCTCGCCTGTGTTCTCATTGAGCCAACTCAGTGTGAAATATTTATACAACCCATCCGAGTTACTACAAGCTTCAACATCTGTAATTAAATATTCCAACGCTCTGAGTTCTTCTTTCTGTTTGTTCAATCGGTCAAGCTCTTGTTCAGACCGAATAAAATTTAAATCGTCAACTTTTTTGTGCGGTATTAGAAATCGCCAAAACAGATAACCAATACCAATTAAATATGCAAGACTAAGTAATGTGTCCATTATTATCACGCTCCCTGTAATATATAACCATAGTTAATCCATAAATAATATCCTCCGCAAACTAATGATCCCAACAGTGCAAGTTTGACTATTGGATTATACAGTGTCGCCACTAAAATATGTGGCATCCACCGTTTTGCGAAAATCATATTTCGCCTAATAAATCTTCGATATCGTTTATACTTTTTAAATTTCGGATTACCCTTTCCGATATCGGCAAACTTCTTCAAGTCGCCTATGCTATCCTCATCGTTATAGTCATAGATAGAATTGTATCTATCCATAGCCCACCCCTCTCTCATGAGGAGAGCTATCTTTAATTTGTTTGGATTGGCATATTTAGTAAACCAAAAATACTCTACGACCGAGAATCGAAATGCTTTTTCTCCATATTTATTCCAATCTTTTTGCAACCGATCTGAGTGATGTTTACCTTTGCGTAACTCGTTTTTATGTTGATAAAATCTATGCTGTATATCTATGGATTCTCCAATGTATCTTTTCCCATTAACTCGATTCTTTATCATATAAACACCTACTGAGATAAGCCATCACCTCGATCGTAAACATAAATCATCGAGTCTGTCGAGAAACTCTATAGTTTCAGGTTTTAATTTCATAAAGTCTCCTTTCTTATTTTACCTTTGATAAATGTTGAACCTCTCATGGCTAAAGCCACGAGATTCCTGCTTCGCAGACTTCGTAACCTCCATCTCCACAGGCGTAACTTCGGATTATTCCAACCCTAGTTTTTATAGTTAATGCACTCACCTCATTATCATCAGATTACCGTCATCATCCCACTCATCGTCATATGCCGGCGGAC